CCACTATGGTGCCGGGGCCATTCTCTGTCATTACACGGTCGCCGATTTTCATCTGTCCCTCGCTTCAAGCATCTTGTCTGCGACTCTATAAGCACTATCCGCCCCATCGCGCTCAATTAAAGAGCCGTGATTACCATAAGCAATCATCCCCTGCATCGCCTTTGCCGCGAAATAGTCGCGGAGAGTCATGCCCTTGTAATTTTTCCAGTCCTGCCGCCCGCCGCTGAATGATACCTCGTTAATAACTTCGCTCGGAAAAGCTGGCCCACCGTCTTTCATTTTATCTCTCCTCCAGGTATTCAGCGCGTTCAATTGCCCGTACGCGCTCCCGGCCCATCTGGTCGAGATAAAACAGTTGTGTTTCCGCGCCGTCAGCGACATGAGCAAGCAGGCGGGAACGGATTCCCGGCGTGGTTTCGCTGATCTCGATGATGCCGGTTCCCTCGTCGTCATCGTCATAGCAGTCTACTTTGATTGCGGCGCGCCCCTGTTGTATCAGGATAATGAAGTGCCGCTCTTCGGTGTCGTGGGTAAGTGATACGTTTGGATGATTCATTACCGCGCCTCCCATATCTTGATAACTTCACGCATGATGCTCTTGTTGTGTGGGTTGTCGTTAAACTCTTGACGGGCGGCGTCGATGTCGTCGTGGAAAATCATGTCGAGGCCGTCGCGTGTCTCGATGTAGAATTTTTTTGTGTTATTGTTCATTATATTTATCCTTATTTTTTTTTATTTTGTAACGCCCGGACGCGAACCGGGCGGCGGTCATTAGCCGCACGTTACTTTACAAAACTCGGCTTTTTCTTTACTGTCGGAGCCGGTGCAGGTCCGTCTTCTTGTTCTAAATCTGCCTGTCCTTCCTGGGCGATATATTTATCAACCCTATTATTCGGCTTTCCGTTGTACTCACCGACCGATACCGATATTGTCATAACCTTCCCATGCAATTCTGCGGTGTCTCTGATTTTTTTTACTCCGGTCAAAACGCATATCGTATTCAGTTTTTGTTTCCCGATACGAACCGCGTCAACTGACGGATTATCAAGGTTAATTGTATCAAATACCTTACGGCCTGAATATGTCGGATCACCTACTATTTCATAGGTAAGATTAAGTATTGTACCATTTCCAGATTTTGTTTCTTTGATTGCCGTATCTGTAATCTGTATTCGATATTCTCCAGCCGGTACCGGTTCGAATCCCTTGTACTGATCATTCTCGTCAGGTGTATAATTAAGTTGTGCCATTTTACTTACCTCTTTACTTTCTTTTTTGGTTTTACTTTTGTTTTTGCTTTAACCTTTGTTTTAGATTTTACTTTTGTTTTTGATTTCGGTTTCTTTACCACATTAAAAATTGACGGCTCCACTACATCAGCCAAGTTGTCTTCATTCATCATTTTTGTTACTCTCCTTTTTTTGTTTTAGTTTTTGGTTTTTCTTCCTGATTCAAAATCATTGCCATTATCGCTGGTGCATCTTGCATTGTAACTACACAATCTGGCAATTCATACGAATTGCCAGAAATCCACGCAGGTGACGTAGATTGAAGATTGAGTATACGGCGATCATCTTTAAGGTCTACAACCTTTCCCTTTTTCTTACCGAATCCCTGATCTTCTTTTGATACAATAATCTCACGACTGTAAAATCCGACGATATCCGCCCATTCGAAAACAACTGATGCAGCATGTTTGTCGATATCAAGATTATATCGATCATATCCTTCAGAATCAGGCGGATCTATTTTTTCAACCTGAGAATGAGCAACAAGGACAATTGACATTCCCGTTTGTTCTCTTAAAATATCGCAGTTATCAAGAAAATTCCTCCATCCTTCAACCGCATGATATTTTAATCCTTTTCCGAAATTAACTTCTTTGTTGCGATCTTCAACAAGAGAATTAAATCCTTTTTTCCTGCAAATATAATCCCATATCATGGGCTCTAACCAGTCAATAGTATCAATAACCACTGTCCGGTAGGTAGTGCCAGACATTAGATATTCAAAGATGTCTATTAACTCATCATAGGATTTAATTATCTCAGTCTTTTCGCAGTTGATATGATTTACCCGGTCCTCGGTAGGTATCATCAACGCTCCGGGAATAACTGAGGCGAGTGATGATTTACCTATTTTCGGAGGTCCGTAAATCACTATCTTTCTCGGGGAGTTTTTAACTCCCTTTCGTATTGAGCGTGGATCGAACATTATTTTCCCTCCTTATTTTGTTCTACTTTTACAGAAACTTTTCCCGGCTTGATGGTTACGCAGTCCATCATTTCTTTTTTAAATATACCAGCTTCGTTGGTTTCAAGAATTATCTTGTATCTTATTTTATCGAGTTCAATTTTAATTCTATGGAATTGAATATTTTCAGGAAGGCGTTCAGCGAGTTTACGGTATTTTTCTTCGTCAAGTTTCCATGTCATCGGCTGATTTACCGTGATTGAAAAACCGTTTTCTTCTATTGTCTCTTGACCCTCTGATTTCGTAAGGCGTGGTTTTAAAGCGTTAAAAATCTTTTCTTCTATATTAAGGACTTTTCTTTTAGCTAATTCTTCATCTTCTCGTGCTGAAATAAGTTGTAGGTAAAGCGGTCTGTTTGTTTTCATTTTTTTTCTCCAGTTCTGTATTTTCGATAATGTGACAATACATAGGATACTATATATTGTCAAGATATTTTTATAAAAAATAATAAAAATTTCTTGACATACCTATTCTAATGCTATATATCATATATTATACATGAGACAAAAGGGTAGTTATGTCTTATATTGCTATTTTAGAGGGTTCTAATGACAGAGATGGAAGAGTATTTTGAAGATCGCCGCGAACAACGGCGGAACTACATGAGAGAGTATCGTTTAAAGAATAGGGAACGTATGAATAAAAGTAGCCGAGAATATAATCAAAGGAATAGAGATAAAATATCTAAAAAATCATTATATAACTATATGAAATCAAGAGAACCAATACCGGGCGGATATATACCAGGAGCATCATATTAAAATAAACACCACAAGGGGGATTATATGAGCAGGCATGACGAAATTAAAGCCATAATACACAAATGGGATCGGGGGTATAATTTAGATTCTGCTGTCTATGATATTGAAAAGCTATTCCCCGCCCCCGGCTGGCGGGAATTACTATTAAGAATAAACTACAAAAAATAAAAGCATACGTGGCCACGGGGGTGGTCGCATTTTGCGACATGAAAAAAAAATAAAATAATTGAAAAAACACTTGACATTTTTGTCCAGTATCGCTATATTATAAACATAGAGAATAAAGAACGGGTCGCGACCGGAACCGCGAGGGGGAAACAAAATGGAATGGACATATTACACTTTCAAGAATGGCCGTCTCTATGATGACAATGGTTGTATTGCTTTCAGCGAGACATTCATGTCTTCCGATGATGCAGAACGGTATCTGGTGGAACACGACATACCCGGAACGGTGAGGTAATTGAAAACCTGCCGTAATTGCAAAGCAATGGATTATACTTTTTCATATTTAAATCAATGTACTCTTGGATATGAAACAAAAAACATTTTATTTAATGGCGTTCGCGTTGTTTGTCCTAACGGTAATTGCCCAAAACCGTTAACAATAAAAAAATATATATCCCTGAAAACGATATGAACCTCAACCAATCCGAAAAACTCATTGAAGAAATCCGCCTGTGGTATTTCGAAGAAATTCAACGGGCCGCCGCAGTACAGGGTGGCATGGAAAACCTCGCTGAATCTCTCGGATATAACCGGTTATATTTATACAAACTGTTAAACCGGAATTCATTCTCTGCTCTGCGGCGGATCGTCAAGAAGATACAGGAGCGTCATATTAAAATGAAACACCACAAGGGGGATTATATGAAGTGTGAACATTATAAAGAAAGAAAAGGATTTGATAACCCACGAGAATTACTGCCGATTTGTATGTCGTCGGGAAAATGTGAGGACGACATCCCCGCCCCCGGCTGGCGGGACGTGCGGGAGGAGTTGCCAGAAGAAGATGGGTTGTACCAGGTATATTTTTTGGAGCATAATGACCATTATCACGATCAAGAGATCATGTATTATTATGCCGATAGTAAGAACTGGCATCAAAAAGGGATGGTTGCTCCAACCCACTGGCAATTGTTACCCGCCCCGCCCGAGGGGGTGCAGAGATGAAGGAATATAAAACCGGAGGTGCTTGTGTGAGAATGACATTTGATTTAAGGCAGCGGTTGGGGTGGATAAATTTATTTAGTGATGGTATTAGGGCTTATGGGTTTGTCAATGTTATGCAATACATAATACTTGATACGTTTAATAGCCATAAACCAATCGTCGCCCCGCCATCGGGGAAGGGGGAGTGAGAATGACTTGCGGCGATATTATTAAAAAGTATCTTAATGATAATGGATTTGACGGATTATGCAACGATGATTGCGGGTGTTCAAAAGACGATCTTTTTCCATGTGGAGAAAGTAACGAATGTTGCACTCCGGCATATAGGTGTAATTGTGACCATAGTTGCGGCACCGAATATTCAATGTGTTTTACGCCGCATAAAATGGATAAGTGTTGGAGAAAAGATTAACACGCGCCCACGGGCGAGAATAGGAGGAAGGGGATGACCAACGAAGAACATATATATCAATTAGTATTGGCCAATGATGCTATTGTTGCCGAAAACCGAGAGTATGATAAGATGAATAAATATCTCTCCTACGAGCGCGACAAGTATAAGGCCCAGCGTGACGCGCTGATCGACGCCGTTCAAATGGCAGTCGTCGCCATTGACGACAAGCAGTATCCGGCCGTACACGGGGAGTTGATCGCCGCCCTCAACAAGATTAAGGAGGGGTGATATTGATTATTGTATCGTGTTGCCTGATTGCTGACATGAAAGATTAACACCCGCCCACGGGCGTAAGGAGGAAGGGGATGGAAAGTAAAACACCAATTGAATGGCTCCGGGAATTATCTACCTGTCATTGTACTCGGTGGTATGAACACGATAGGGAACAAGCGGAAGCCCTAATAGCTGAAATTATTCTATTCACCGCCGAGCGCGACCGATACAAGGCCGAAAGGGATGGATTAGTAACATTATGTAAGACGATATTAAAAATTATGGAACGGAATAACGATCAGTTTAGAAGCGATACGCGGGGATGGGCTTACGGACATTTATTTGCCGCCATCAACAAGATTAAGGAGGGGTGATATGGCTTATGGAATATGTACATGTAGCAAGCATAATTATTCTGGGACATCATTGATATGCCCCGATTGTGCTCGCGAGAACGAAATAAACGATGGCATAATTGTATCCTTGAAAACTGTCATTAAATTCATGAAAGAAGACATGGACCTCGAGCATCGGCGCAGGGTGGCGGCAGAGGCCATTATCAAAAGATTACCGCTATCTAATACCAATCACTATTGCCCAGATTTATATGAGGTGTGGCAATCTATCATTAAGGAGGCAGGGGAATGAATAAATATTTAAGTCTGTTTTTGTCAAATTTCGTAATGATTGCGTGGTTGTATGCCTGTTATTTGTATCCCGAATATGACTGGAGCGTCAAGGCAGTATTATATATTTTTATGCCGGTCGGAATCGTTGGCGGCATTTATTACACGGCAAATCCCGACCAAATACAACAAAAAATGAAAAGTAAATTCATGTCATTGCCATGGAACATAATTGATTATATTTTTGATGCCGTTATAATTGCAATGTTTATATGCCTTGATTATCGCGTCATATTCACCCTGTATATAATTAATGTTCTTCTTTCTGCGACAATGAAACTCAAGACAAGAGAGATTGCAAAGTCTATCGGAGGCCGCCCATGAGTAAGCATAATTTATTAGAATCTGGCGGGCGTAAGGAGGAAGGGGATGAGTAAATTTATCTGTGATTATTGTGTTGAACGTGATACAGGCGGCAACATGCCACCATGTAAAGATTGTGGTGGTACCCGTTCCCATTTTCGAGGCCGCCCGGAGCTTGACACCCAAACCGCCGAGCTTGACCGGCATAAGGCCAAGATTGATGATTTAATATTATCCAATATTGTAAATGGTGCGCTGGCAAAAAAGGCAGAATCTGAGCGTGACGCGCTGATTTGCGCCGTTCAAATGGCAGTCGTCGCCATTGACGACAAGCAGTATCCGGCTACACACGGGGAGTTGATCGCCGCCCTCAACAAGATTAAGGAGGGGTGATATGCAATACAAAGACCAATATCGCGAAGAGAAAAGAATATGTGAATTTTCGACAGTTGGCAATATATTGCATTATACTGATGATTATGTCAAATGGCTCGAAAACAAACTCGACATCGAGCATCGGCGCAGGGTGGCGGCGGAGGAATTGTATGAGTTACACACAGAATATTATCTCAAAATAAATGATTATGACGATGAACAACTTTCAGACATGGAATGTAAAA